AGTTTGGGTTGTACACTCGCAGACCACCCCTAGTTATATTCGTATGGCTTACTCTGGCACAGGGGAGTCTGCTAACCTTCGTAAAGATTCACTAATAAGACTAGGTGCGTCAAACGGTCAGATTAACTATGTTTACAACCAAGATAACTGGGCTACGTTTAACATAACAGGTTATACTGATTACACCACTTACATAGAGTTTACTGTTGGTGCTCCTTTTGCTTACGCTGGTGGGTATTTCTCAAATGTTGGCGCTCAACTAATATGGACCTCTCCCGGAGCTTACACTACAACCGCTGGTGCCGTTGGGACTTATGCTTTCCTAGTACGGAACGGCGTCAGCGTAGCCACGGGTTCAACACACGCTGGATCAACTCTTCTTAGTGGTGGGGTGCGGGCTGCTCAAAGTTTAACTGCTTCAAATACCGCTTACAACGCCAATATAACAGGATTAGCCCGTGGAGATCAGTATATGGCAGGCACTTGGAGGGCTATGGGTTCTCAAACAGCAAGTAGCACCTCAACTCACGGACGAGGCACCGTTTTCTTAAGGATTTCATAATGAGCATTATAATCACAGAGGTCCGTAATGCTGTATCCCTACAGTCTGACAACCTTCGTATGGACGTAGAGATTAACCATCCACAACACGGCTGGATACCTTATACTCTTGACCCTGCTGACACCGACACAACCATCGACAACGATGCTATTATGTCTTTGATTGGTACAGACTTCATTGCATACGTTCCGCCCACACAGGCAGAGCTAGATGCAGCACTTGCAGAAGAGGTTCGTGCTGATCGGGATGGTCGCCTTACAGAAGTAGATGCTATTGCTGGTAATGCACTTCGCTGGGCTTCACTTGATGCTGCTACCCAAGCTAATTGGTCTACATACCGTCAAGCTTTACTAGATGTACCACAGCAATCTGGCTTTCCACACGACATTACATGGCCGACTAAGCCTGAGTAAGGATGTACAATGCTAGGCTTTACAGCATTTTCTGAGACACCTATAAGTCAATCTACTTCCTCTCTTTTGGCTAGAGCCTTTCTGACTTCATCAATAGGACAGTCTACTGCAGGTAGCTTACTCTTTGATGCGCAGGGTTCTTTTATTGTTCCTAGTGTTTCCGCAGTTAGTGCTAATGCAATATTGTTTGATGCTGAAGCAGCTACAACCGTTGCGAGCATACTCTCTAATATTACTATTAATGATATTGTATCTAAGGGTGTGGCTAACACAACACAGTCCTCTGTCACAGCAACTCTTACAGCGAATACAGTAGATAGTTTAGCTGATGCCAACATAACTTTTAACGGAGTTAATGCAGCTGCTACGCCTAACAATTTCTTTGACGTAGATGCTAAAGCTAACTTTACTGTTACAGGGTCTTCCTCTAGTGCTATAGTACAGGACGTCTTATACAACTTAACGGCTAATATAATACAACCTGCTGTAACTGCGTCCTTTAATACAGGTACACTAGACTATAGACTTACTGCAAACATAACGCCAACAGGTGCTTTTGCAACGAGTACCGCTAGTGACTTTGGTGATGTAGATGCTAAGGCAAATATTACTACAGTAGGTACTAGCAGCAATACTGCAGTAAATGACTTTGCTGATGTAGCAGGCTTAGCTAACGTAACACCCTCTAGTGCTACTGCTTTCCTTAGCATTTATATTGGTAACTTTGCAGATGAAGATGCTCAGGCTACCGCTTTCATACCTCCTGCTGTAGGTACTGCAAGTATAAAAGATGTTGACTTTTCTGCTGATTCACTTATAACTACAGGTAGTACGTCTGCTTTATTAAACATATCTACAGTAAATGCTTTAGGTGGAGCTAAAGCTACCTTCTCCGGTACATTAGCTAATCTATATAATAACTTATTAGATATTACTGCTGTAAAATTCCCCTATGCAGACTATGCAGATCAGTACAACAGGGCTAATACTCTTTATATTGTCTCATACGAAGGCAGTAAGAAAGTACATGTAGTATCTGAAGACAGAACGGTTTATACAGAAAGTAAACAAGATAACAATATAGTTTACATAACAGAAGAAAACTATACCGTTTACGTAGGTAAACAACAAGGAAGCAATACCGTCTATATTGCAGCGTAAGGAATAACTATGTCATATAAATGGCCCGATAAAGATAAAGATGAGATCGTAGATTACAGTGTAGACTGGTCACGGTTTCTTGGTAGTGATACTATTTCTTCAGCCCTATGGTTTATTAAAGATGCTGATGGTGTTAAGACACAGGTAGCTGATTCTGATGTAGTCAATGGGTTGCAGTTTGTTACAGGAACACAGACGCCATATGTAGCTACGGCACGGTTTTCTTTAGGCACAAATAATACTAGATACTTGGTTACATGTCAGATCACTACGGCATCTGGTCTCCAGTATGAGCGCAGTATATTCCTACGTGTTAAGGAGAAATAATAATGGCCTATGATTACATAAGCTTAGTTAATGATGTTAACCGCCGCCTTAACGAAGTAGAGCTTAATACTGCTAACTTTTCTTCAGCTACAGGTTACTATAGCTTTGCTAAAGATTCTGTTAACGCAGCTATTAGACATATTGGTCAGGAAGAGTTTGAGTGGCCTTGGAACCACGTAGAAGAAACAGAAGTACTAGCTGTAGGTGAAGTTCGTTACAGTATGCCTTACGATAGTAAGACTATTAACATGAACACTTTTCGCATCAAACGTAATGCAACTCTTAATGTAGGTACTGTAAAGTTAAAAGTTTTATCTTATGAAGAATGGCTTGACAAGTTTGCTGATTCTGAGTATAACTCTACAACAAGTACATATGGTATTCCTGAGTATGTAGTACGCACACCTAGTAGAGAACTTATCTTTTATCCTGCGCCTGATAAAGAGTATGAGGTAGTGTATGAATATTTTAGGACAGGGTTTGATTTAGAGAGCGCTTCAGACGTACCTACTCTTCCAGAACAGTATCGCTATACCATTGTAGATGGCGCTATGTATTACGTTTACCAATTCCGTGGCGACACTCAAGCTTCACAATTATCACTACAAAAGTTTGAGCAAGGCATTAAACAACTTCGTAGCTTACACATTAATCGCACTGAATACCTGCGAGATACAAGAGTACATTTCTAATGGCTACACAGTGGCAGACATTCCCTATTGAGTTTAGAGGTGGCCTCATCTCTAATCTAAGTCTTCTACAGCAGGGTACAAATGCTGTGGGTTCTGCTACTATTTTGCAGAACTTTGAAGCTACCAGAGAGGGCGGCTACTCTAAAATAAAAGGCTATAATAAGTATAGTGACACAGAGGTTGCTGGTTCTGGTCCTGTTCTAGGATTAGCTGTTGTTGAGGCTGACCATGTAGTAGTGGCTAGAGAAAACAGCTCTAATGTAACAGAGTATTACTATGGAGCAGGGGGTGCTTGGACATCTTTAGGTGCTAGACCTTTATTAGGTAATAAGGTTCGTAATGTTATAGGCAGCCTTGATGGTACTGAAAAGTTAATATTTGTTGATGGTGTTAACTACCCTGCTATATATAATACATCTACCAACGCTTTTACCGCTGTTACGGGTTTGGCAGATGTGTTAGGTGCAGAATATACAGAGGTCTTTTCAGACACGGCTTGGTACGCTAAAGGAAATAAGTTATATTTTACAGCGCCTTTTACTTTGGATAACTTTTCTTCAGGTTTTGGTTCTGGTTTTTTTAACATAACAGAAGATATTACTGGTCTTGTTGTCTTTCGTAATCAACTTATTATCTTTACTGCTAACAGCATTAAAAGACTTACAGGTAAAACGCAAGCTGACTTTAATTTATCAAGTATTACAGATCGCATAGGCTGTATTAACGGTGACACTATCAAAGAAGTTGGTGGTGATATTATGTATCTTGCACCAGACGGTATTAGGTTACTTAGCGCAACTGATCGTATCGGTGACTTTGCTTTGGATATTGCCTCTGATCCTATCACTAAAGATGCTAACACCTTTCTTAATAGTAGTTCTAACTTTACCTCTGTTCTTATCCGTGAGAAAGCGCAGTACCGTATCTTTGCATATATATCTGCTGAAAAGAATGAAGTTTCTAAGGGTTTGATAGCTACTAAATTTATAGCTCAGGGTGCATCTGGCATTAGCTGGTCTACTACTTTTGGAATAAAAGCTTACGTGGCTGATAGCCGTTACTCAGGAACAGAAGAAACTATTGTATTTGCCAATGCTGACGGTTACGTATATGTAATGGATACAGGTAGTAGCTTTGACGGAGCAGAAATTGAGTCTATATATGAATCTCCTTATATGCCCATTTCAGACCCTCAGATACGTAAGTCCTTTTATAAGATAACTCTGTACGCTGAACCTAAAGGTGATATGGATATAGCATTCAATGTTAAGTATGACTTTGATGAAAGCGGGTCTACCACTACAATACAACCGCCTGCACAAAGTGTAAGTATTACAAGTGGCGGTGTATTTGCATTTGGATCCAGTAGGTCTGTGTTTGGTAATGTTATTAGTGCACCGGGTGTTCCTCAAGTGTCTGACCCTGGAGATGCTGCAAGGTTCGGTGGTAATATAAGTAAGGTGTACCCTAATAATATTATAGGTTCAGGTAAGACCATTTCAATACGTGTGGCAGATAGGTCTATAAACCCTACATTCACACTAGATGCTGCTCTTTTAGAGTACAGCCAAAATGATAGACAGTAAGGACTAAAACATGGCAGGTTATACACGTCAGGATACAGCAAACAACATTGCTAACGGTAACGTTATTGATGCAGATGACTTTGATGCAGAGTATGATGCTATTGAGTTAGCGTTTGATAGTTCAGGAGGTCACACTCATGACGGCACTACTGGAGGCGGTAGCCCCATTACTAAGGTAGGGCCAGTACAAGATCTTGTTATCTCTGCAACAGCGCTTACGCCTAAAACTACTAACACCTTAGACTTAGGTACTTCTGCTGTTCAATTTAAGAATGCTTGGTTTGATGGTACTGTAGATACAGACGCACTTACTGTGTCAGGCAGCAGTAGTATTGGTGGTAATCTTGCTGTTACAGGTAGTACTACGCTATCTAGCACCCTTACAGCATCTACCGTGGATATTAATGGGGGTGCTATTGATGGTACTACTATTGGTTCTGCCAGTCATACTACAGGTAAATTTACCACTCTACAGAGTACAGGACAAGCAACACTTGCTACAGTAGATATTAACGGTGGTAATATTGATGGGGCGGCTATAGGCTCTACTAGCCCTTCTTCTGGTGCATTTACTACAATAGACTCTTCAGGTGGTATTACAGGTAACGTAACGGGTACAG